ACTCACCGAGCTAGACGCGGCAATCATTGCCGAGGAGCAGGGCTGGGAATATTTGCCAGCATGCGACGAGGCGTTCCTGCTGCTGGCCGAGGCCGAAGAGATCAAAGCTGCCGCCAGCGCGCAGCCGATCGCCGCGGCGCCACAGCTCAAGGTCAACAAGCGCAGCCTCCGCGCGCAGCTCATCCGCGAAACCATGGTCGCCGTGCGCGACTGCGAGGACGACCAGTCCATTGGCTGGCACATGATCAACGACGACCGCTGGACGGCCCTGTTCGAGGGCAAGGACCGGCAGGCCGAGCATGACTACGTCTACGGCGTCATCCGCTTCTGCGAGCGCGCCCTGCGCTACAACCAGTAACCGGAGGCCAAAAAATAATCCTTGCCATGTCCACAGAAGTCCAGTAATGTCCGAACTTGTTATGAATACACACACCAACACGCCCGAAAGGGCATTCGCTAACGCAGTCAACACAGCCTTCCCGCTGCCCGCGCAGCAGGAGCCTGACGAGATGGACGGCCACAACTTTGGCCGCTACCGCAAGACGTATTACGAGCGCTCGCCGTATTGCTCCATCGAGGCGTTTCAATACGGCTGCATCGTTCACAACCACGTTGTCGGCTCGGTCTACTACGCCAAGTCGTGGGACGAGGCCATGTCGCTGCGCAATCAAATCGCAGGCCGCTACAAAACCATCACCGCGGGCATGCGCAGCAACGTCTGCTGGCAGCGCCTGTAATTCGACCAGCGCGGGTCCAATCCCCGCGCGCAACCACCACCACAATGAAAACACACACCACACACATCCGCTGGAACTTCAACCAGCAACTCACCCGCCTCCGCACCGGCGACCTCGTCCGCTACGACGGCCGACCGGTGCGCGTCGAGCGCGTCACACCCACGGCAGCCTACATCGCGCTGCCGGTCGAACCCCGCACGTTCACCACCCTGATGGGCCAGACGGTGACCGTGAAGGCTCGCCCGAAGTGCATTGCCATTAGCGCCAACTCGGAGATACCTGTGCTTAACCGGAGGGCTGCGTGATGAGTGACGCTTGGAACAAACTAGCCGACGTTGCCAAGTCGCTTAGAAAAAGCGACCGCTACGTCCGCATCACCTGCCGGTATCGCGACATCAGCGAGACGCTCGATGTCGAGGTGCCGCAATCAATCAACACGCTGGCCGACCTCGAAGCCAGCACGCGAGCGCACGGCGTTGCTACACACCGCGCGGCGCGAGTCTTCAAAGACAACCACGGCATTCACCGTTGCTGCAAGGTGAGCACCAGCATCGACGGTCCATTCCGATACAACGACTAGCCATGAAACGCCTCTCCGCACACACACTCTCGCTTGTCGGCTTTGCAGCCAGCCAGTGGGCCAGCGAGCGCCTCAACGGCAGCAAGCATAGCAAGCAATACCGGCAGCTTGTCGCCGCGGGGCTTGTCCTGCACCAAGAGCCGGAGCTATATGCTGCCGCGCCCAAGATGCGCCGAGCATTGGCCACCATCGCTAGACACGCCGCTCCTCTGGCAGTGGCGGTCTTGCTTGCCGGTTGCGCGGCCACGCCTAACGACTACAACACCGAGCAGGCGCTGCCGGTGCTCACGATCGACATCCGCAGCATTCCGACCGGCGCCGTGATCTATATGAACGCCGAATACGTCGGCACCACACCGCTGCAGCTCAAGGTCGTCGCCGACAAGTTTGGCAACTGGCAGAAGCCGACACGCTTCCAAGCGTACGTCCCGCACGATACGCAGAGCTACGAGGAGGCGCTGTATCCTTCCGGCTCCCGCGTGCCGTCTCGCCTGCTGCTGCGCGTGCCGCGCTACACGCACTGGTACTCGGCGACGCAACCCAAGGCGCCACAGACCGCGCAAACTTTGCAAGTGCGATGATGCGTCACGATTACTTCGCCACCGGCACCTTCCCATGGTCCGGCCTGCGCCTCGCCGGTCGCGTCTTTGACTCGCCGGAGCTGTTCTCGATGATGCGCCGCCAGTGCCTAAGCGACGGCTGCGTGCGCAACGCCTGCCTCGAACTCGATGTGCTGCCATACGCCGAAGAAGTTGCGGAGATTGAGGAGCATATTTGCCGCACCGAGGCGGCTTACTGCTGACGCAAAACGGCCGCAAGCTCTCTGCCTGCGGCCGTTGGGACTACACCGGCTTCAAGCCGAGCCACTCGAACAGGACCGTGATCCAGCTCAAGTTGCTCCGCTCGCCGACATATCCTGTCGCGCCATAGGGACCGTAGACGATCCCCAGCGCCGAGGACGTTTCGTAACGCATCTGCGCACCTCCTTTCCGCTATCTATTCTACCCGCTTTTCGTGTTGAAGCGGAGTTACGTTTTCGACACGTCGCGCAGGACGTGTCTAAATTTCGGCGTTTCTTCGACACGTCGCGCCGGACATGTCTAATTGGTGGACTTATCCCAGACTGACGCCACGTCCACCTCGCGGTCGTACACGGCGTAGAACCGCGCCGTCGTCTGCGGGCTGGTGTGGCCAAGCATGTGCTGCACGAGCGAGATCTTGCCGGTCGCATTCAGCATGTCAGAACCGGCCTGACGGCGCAGCTCGTAGGCAGCCGAGCGCCGGTCGGGGATGAACTCGCGGACCCATGCGTTGAAAAACCGCTCCATGAATCGTTTGCGCGTCTCAAACGTCTTGCCGGTGATTAAGTAGTCGCCCTCGACATTTAGCAACTCGGCGGACATCCACTTCGGAAGCGACATGACTCGACCGCGATTGTGTCCGGTCTTCAGCGTCACGTCTTCCTCTGGCCGCTCGATAATGACGATCACCTTGCGGTCCTCTCTGTCCTCGATCCATGACTTGCGGGCGGCGGCGCATTCAGATGGCGTCATACCAAGGTAGCGAGTTAGTAAATACGCGCGGCGCGTGGAGTCGCCGATTGCCGCGCTCCTTTCTTCCATCTTGTCGAGAATCTCCGGCGCGATGCGGACAAAGGTGCTGACTGGCGCTTTCATGCCTGTCGTCGCCTCGCAGAACTTGGAAATGTTGTCGGGCAAATTAAAGCCTTCCCATTCGAGGCTGTGGGCGAAAATGGCGCGGGTCGAAGCTAGGTTAGTGCGGACGGAGTAGGGGCTACCCTTGTAGTTCCGCATGTATTGGGAGATGAGGGCTGGCGTGAGGATGGAAAGCGGCTTTTGCTTGATGGCCTCGTTGTCCTCGATCTCAAGCGCGCATCGCAGGAACCGGAGCATACAATTGACATTGTCGCGGGTGCTGATGATCTTGCTGAACCTCTCGTAATGCGCAATCGCTCTCCCAATCGACTCAGATGTGTCGCGCCGCGCGTGATCGCGCAGGGCTTCAAGTCCTTTGGCGGCGGTGTCGTCAAGAATGACCTTGGCGCGGGCCTTCGCCAGCGCGAGGTCTTCTGTGCCAAGACTGATGCGCTTGCGTTTGCGGTCGCTGGGGTGGTGGAACCGGAGCTGCCAAAAGGGCGACGCATCGGTCTTGTAGAGTTTGCCGCTGATCGAACTGGATTTAATCGGGTGAGTGGTTTCCATGCCTCACCCAATGCACCGGATTTCCAATCATCGCAAGTAAAGTTTGTCAGTTTGGCTGGCAAGTTTGGCAAATCTTGGCCGATTGTCTGCCAAACGACATGCCACACTCGGATACATGCGGACAAGTGCGGACAGGTTTTTTCTCTGGAATTTGAGAGTCGCCGGTATAGCTCAGCTGGTAGAGCACCTGATTTGTAATCAGCTGCGGACCTAGCAGTCATGCGGGTTGGCGGGCACTCTGGCACCTTATCTGGCAGTGCCGTTTTTGACGGTTTTACAACCGGCGGCGGTCGGAGTGCTACCGATTGTCGTCTGTTTGCGACGCGGCCAATCCGCCGAGCATGGCGCCGTAGACCACCTTGCCGGTGAGGTTGAAGAACTCGTCGGTGATCTTGCTGCGCCCGCGGTTGCCGCTGGCGCCGCTCTCCGCGCTGACCACTTTGATCTTGGGCATCGAGGAGCCGTTGTTCTCGAAAGCCTTGGCGAGATTCTTTTTGATGAGCGCAGTCTCCTTGGGGGAGTTGCTGACAATGGTGATGCTGGCGACGTTCTTGAGGTCAGGGTTGAGGACGTAGGCTTCGGTGCGGTTGCGCTGGATGGCCACCATAGGCGCCACACCCTCCGAGCTGGTGAACGACTGCGTCTTGCCCTGCGAGGCAGATCCGACAAGCTGGCTGACCGCGGTCTTGTTCAGCTCCTGCCGCACAGCGCCAATTTTGCCGGTTTTGTAAGCGGAGCGAAGCGACGAGAGGGAGCTTTCCGGTATGGACACCATGAGCTGGTGCGCGCGGATGTCATCAATGCCCGCGTTGCCGACAAGCAGGCGCGTGTTGAGCACTTTCTTGCCGCTCGGCAGGGTGTCGTAGGTCTCAGCGTCTGGGTTGCCAAACGAACGCGCGTTCTTGTCTCCAATGTTCGCGGATGCGTGAATATCCGTCAGTCCATTGCCCACGCCGTAATGGTGGTGCGATGTAATGACGATGGGCGCTGACTTCTTCCACTCGAAGAACACGTTGTAGTTGCCTTGGCTGCCAAACTTTTGACCCTCGACCACAGACGCATAGACCCGCGGCGGCGCCGCCGGATCTTCGCGCAGTGACGAACCAAAGGCTTTTTGATCGGCAGTCTTTTCTCCGATTACAAACTTCATGCCCTGATCAATGGTTGCGGCGCGCACTCCGCTGGCGCGAGCGGCGTCCACGTTCTGACCGGCTGCGACCTGCGCTTGCTGTTCCTTGTTGAGTTGGCGAGCGACCTGCTGCGCCTTCATCAGCGCCAGATCGTTGTCTGTGTCAAAAGCCTCGAAGGCAGACGTGAGCCAATTAGGGTTCACACCCTCGCGCGTTGCGACAGCCGGTCGGCCGGTGCCTGCCATGCGGGAAAGATCAGACGTTCCCATGCCGCTAATGACCTGCGACGCACCGGCTACGCGGCTCTTGATCTTCTTGTAGGTCTCGGTAGCCAATCCGCGGGCCTCGGCCACAGGGATGCCTTTGTTGATCAGGCGATTGGCCAGCGAATCGATGGCGTCGTTGCGCAGCTCTTTGATGCGCTGCGGAGTGACCTTGCGGTAGTACTCGTCCAGTTCTTTGATCGATCTCTCCTGCTCCGGCGTAATGCGGCCAACGACAGGCGCGTTCTCAGGCTGCTCGGCGATAGGACGAAGTGTTCCGCCTGTTGCTTCTTGGGCTGCGCTGTAGTTCTGCGCGACTACGTCTGGCATCGCCTGACCGCGCTGCTGTAAGCCTGTCACGCTTTCCAGTGGCTCCTTGCTGCCGACAGCGGCGGCGGCGTCCTCCCTGTCGTAAAACTTCCCAGAGGAATCAACAAAGCCGTCAATCAATCCTTCGGGCGAGTTCCACCCATCTCCCATAAAAAAGTTGGCGTCCGAATCATCCGGCACGCCGCTGAAAGCATCCTGCGGCAAAGAGTCATATATTTGCGGATGCGATGGCCCTGTGTAAACCTTGCCTGTCTTTGCGTTAAGAATTGCGGCCTCGGTCATTTTGACGCGCTGTGGCGTATCCGGCATGGCCTGTCCATCAACCGGCTCAGTCTCCGGCATCCGGTTGTTCTTGGCGCGGTCGTTGTCGAAGAAGTAGCCGTCGTCGCCGGTGCGCTCGATCCAGTTCATCCGGTCCATGCGGTAGGTGCGGATGCTGCCGCGCGCGTTGAGCTTGGCGCCCCATCCTTTGTTTTCACTGCTCTTGCCGTAGAGCAGACCATTGAGGATGTTCTTGCCCTCATCGCCGATCATGTAGGAGCCGTCCCGCTGGTTGCGGTAGTTGTCCATGAGCTGCTTGAGATTGCGGACGACTTCCTTGTAATCGTTGTTGAAGAACGGAATCTTGCCGTCGTTGATGGCGCGCAGGGCGGACGCCTTGAACGCATTCATGTCCACGAACTGCATGTTCATGTGACCGCCGGACTTGGTGATCTGCATGCCGTAGAAGAGTCCCTCGCTCTGCTTGGCGTATCCGCTGCTGATGAGCTTGCTTAGTTGGTACGCGCCGCCGCTATCGCTGCGCGTGCCGACTGTGTTGTTACTGAAGCGCACCAGCTCACCGGCGCGTCCAGAATCCACAGCGTCCTTGTACATGGTGCGGTAGTACTCAGGGAACGCAGCCAGCACCGGCGGGTAGCCGAGCGGGCTGTCGCTCATCGGCAGCTCTGCTCCGCTGTAGATCGTGCGGCCGACACCGGCGCGGCGCAGGCCGAAGGTCGGGTCGTTGTCGTCCACCAGCTTGGTGCCAAGGCGCTTGAGCAGGTCGGACACCGCGGTCGAGCGGCCCTTGTATTCGTTATCGATCTGGCTCTGCTCCTTCCACCGCACCTGTCCGTCTGGATCGACGGTCATCACGTCGTTCTCCATCGTGCCGTCCGCCTTGCGGTGCGTGCGCATCGTGCCCTCGGCGAGCCAGTCCTCGGCGCGGCCGGAGCGGGGCAGGGGAGCGCCCTTGGACTCCACCGCACCCGCGTCTTCGAGGAGCGTCAGGTAGCGGTCGTAGTTGCGGACGGATTCGAGGATGCGCTTGCGCAGCAGCGGGGTGGTCGCCAGCGGGTTGTCGCGGAAGACGGTGCTGGGATTGGTCAGCGGCTTGCCGGTCGCCCAGTCAAACTTCATGCCGAAGGTCTCCAGCGCGCGTGTCGTGGCAATCATGGCGCTGCGTGCGGCGTCCACCACACGGCCGTCCGCGCTCTTGCCCTGCCGGATGCGGTTGACGTCTATACCCTGCGCGATGTCCTGCCACGTCTCGGCGACAATCTCGTCGGCAATCCATGCGCGGCGGTCGCCAGTGCTGGCCACCGATGCGTCGTCCAGCTCGGTCACCATGTCATCGATCATCTTGGCCTTGGCCTCGTCGTTGGCAGGCTTCGGGACGCGGCCGTTGTTGATCTGCGCGTCTACGAGGCGCTGCGCATACTCGCGCGCCATGCTCTGGATCGTGTCCGGCTTGTATTGCTCGTAGATCAGTCCGCGAAGGACCGGTTGATGATCGCCGCCAAACATATCGCTCTTCATCAGCGCGTGCATGAACTCATGCGAGGCAGTGACGATCCGCGGCGGCTGCCGGTTGAGCGGGAAGTAGGGGCTAACGGGATCGCCGTCCTTAACCGTAAAGTCGTTGGCGCTCTTGCGCCGGATGACCGGCTGGCTGCCATCCGCGGCGGGCAGGGGATAGGCTACGGAGCCGTCTTTGCGGGTTACCGTCAGCTCGTACATGCCGTCCGGCGCCTGCGTGATGCGGGCGGTGCCTTCTTCGAGGCTGCTGTGTCCGAGATCGACAAAGATGCGCTGGCGTCCGGCCTTCGAGCCGTCCTTGGCGGTCGGTGCCGAGAAATATCCCTGCGAGCCGATAGCCTCCGGCACCATGCGGTTGTAGTCCTCGGTGCGCAGCGCGACGACGTCCACACCCTTGTTCGACGCGGTGCCTTGCAGCGAAGACATCGCGGCGAGCTGCTTGTGCGGCATCTGGAAGAGTGCCTTGGTGTCTCCACCGAGCGCGTCGGTGTCGGCCATGAAGCGCGCGATGTCCGCGTCCACCGCATCGCCGCGGAACGACGTGAATCCGCTCACCATGCTACCGGCGGCGCCAAGCGAGGCGCCCGCCGCGAGGATGCCACCGGCTGTCTGGTCGTCGGGGGCGATGGCGGCGAAAGGAGCAGAGCCGACCACACCGGCGATGGCGCCGCCGAGCGCGTCGTCTGTGGCGCGGAATGCCTGCGTCAGTCCCAGCTCGTCTGCCGTTCTGGCCGCGCGTCGCACGTTGGCCGGATTCTCTGGATTCTGCGCGACACGCTTGAGCGTGCTGTCGAAGCCGCGCTGACCGGACGCCTGTATGTTGAGGTCGCCCTGCCTTGTGCGCTTGGTACCCATGAAGCGCGCATAGCGCTGTGGCACCTCACCGGATGCGGCCAGACGTGCTGCCGATTCAGGGCGCGCAGCGCGGATGGCGGCAGCTTGCGTGGCCGGTGTGTTGGCCGCGGCACCGGCGCCGAGCGGTCCCGCCTTGGACTCTTCGGCGATGATGCGCAGCGCCTGCGGGCGCAGGATACCTCCGGCTTCGAGGAAGCGGTTGGCTACAGGGACACGCTTGAGGACATACCCAGTGGCGCGCATCGCTGGCAGGATGCCGCCAAAGAACAGAAGACCCTTGCCGATTGTTCCGGTGGTGTCGTTGAACGACATGCCCAAGCCGGTCGCGGCAAGTCCGCCAGAGGCAATGGTGGAGTTTCGGAGAAACTTCTGCGCGTCTTTGCCCATCTTCGCCGCCTCTGCCGCCTTGGCTGCCGTCAGCTCGATGCCACCAAAGAGCGGGCGAGATGCCGCTGCCGCGCGCGACATGACGCGCAGCTTGGAGAAGTAACCGGCGCCGAAGCCGACATAGGTGTCCGGCTGCATCGCCATGCCGTAGAGCATGGACGTGTAGGGCAGCGGCTGGATCTGTTCTCCGGTCGCTGGGTTAAAGCCGGTGACCGGCTGGCTCAGGGCGATGTCCGGCTTCTCGTCCACGACTCTGCCGTCGAGGATGTATTGGTTCTGGCCGGTGTAAGCGCGGTTGAGTTTCTCGTTCTCCCAGTAGCGACGATATTTGATGTCGTATTCGGCGGTCTTGTCTGTCGGCGCGAATGGCGCCAGACCCTGCTCCTTGCGTTTGGCGACCTCGGCTTCGAGGAGCTGCGCGTTGGCCACGTTGTCCTGACCGAAGGCGCCGGTGTTGATTAAGTCGTTGCGGACAGCCTGACGTCGGTCGTCATCGATCTCGATGTTTTCGATGGTGCCGTCCATCCAGCTCCAGAGCTGCCGCACGCCGATGTACGCCTTGCGCGCGCCCTCGGCCTTTGTCACCTCGGCCTGCACTACGCGGTTCGACGCTTCCTTGACGCCGTCTACAAGGATCTTGCCAGCGCTGGCCGGATCGAAAGCAGCGCTGCCAAGCGCCTGCCCAATAGCCGCCGCTGGCGATGCGCCCTGCTCGACAGCAGCACCCTTGGCCATCTGCCATAGACCGGAAAGAATGTTTCCGGCGCCGGTGGTAAGGCTGCCGATGGTGTCGCTATTCTTCTCGCGCAGCTCCTCGCGCGTCTGAAAATCTTCGCGCGTCAGCATGATGCCCTTGGCTGGTGCGGCCTCTAGCGCTTCGAGCAGCTCCTCATCATCGCGGAAGAAGTCGCCGCTCTCGTTTACCGGACCCATTGCGCCAAGGCGCGGCCCTCGGATGTTCGTCTCCATCTCGACCGCGTCGATTGGCGGCGGTGTAACGAGATCGAAGCGCATGCCGTCGTCTGGCTGCGCGGCCTGTGCCTGCTGCGCCGGTTTATCCTCACGCACCGGACCACTGGTCGGCGGCACCGGATCGGGCTGCGCCTGCACCATCGGACTCGACGCGTCCGACATGACAAAGCCGTCAGGGCCGAAGCCAGCACCGGCAAAGCGGCGGCTATTGGCTTCGGACTGTTGGATTGTCTCGGCAAAGAATGGAGTGTTCTCCAATGCCTGCAGGCGACCGACCTGATCGTCGGTCAAATCACCGCCAGCTTCGAGAACCTCCAGCGCCGAGACGTCGTCGTCGGTGAGGTAGGATTCGGTCACTTAACTTGTTGGGGCTTTGTGGGGCGCCAGCTTCCGTCGCTGTATTTGTAGCGCATCTGTCCTAAAACTTTTTTCTCTTCTCCTGTCGGAGTTGCCTGCACCGGAGCATCAATCGCTTGCATGTCCTGATCGCTCATTTTGCTCAACACATTCTTCCACATAGCTCGCACGCTTTGGATCTGCGGCTTGAGGACTTCGGCGGGCAGCCCCACGCGAAGAGTGCCTTGAATGTTTTTGAGCAGCTCAAGCTCGCTCTGGTTGAGTGCGCCCATGGTTCCGCCGGACGCCTTTATCTCCAGCAGCTTATCGATGGCGTTGTTGTCCCTCGCCAAGTCTAGCTTCGAGCGAAGGACGCCTGCCGGAAGTCCATCAATGCCCTGCGTTACTTGGCCGATTAGCCCTGTGGCGCCGAATGAGTCTACCAGCGCCTCCGCTTCGTCCAGCGCGGAAAGAACAGTTTGCGCAGTGTTGCTTCGGATCTGTGACGCATTAATAATTGCCTTCTCAGCCGGACTGCCGGACATAATCCGCATTCTCATCTGGCCGGTTTCTGGGTCTTTATAGCGCTCCCAGCCGTTGGCGAAATACTCCTCGCCGCGTCCAGCGCGCTCGGCGGCTATTACCTTGGCCTCCATCTCGCGCATCTTTAGCTGATAAAGCGGCGCCTTCTGCTCCTGCTTCTGCTCGTTGCGCTTCAAGATGTAATCGGCCGCTCCCTTTGGCGTCATCTCGACGTTGTCAATGTGGCGAAGGTAAAACAGCTCCTTCTGCGCGTCGGTGAGCGAGTTAAACTGCTCCGCGGTCTGCACACTGTCGAGCCTTGTTAGATCGTATCGAGATCCGGTCGCCGGAATGGTCACCGGCGGCAGCATCCGGTCATCAACTGGGGGAAGTGTCTCGTCGTCGCCGACCATGTTCATGCCCTCGACCTCTTGCAGCGTGCGCATGGACATCGGATCGTCCTGCGGGTCTGCCGGAATGGGAGATCCGATGGGGTTACCAAACTCGTCTTTTAAGGGCTGCATAATTTTCTAGCGGTAAAAGGGGCGCATGAATCCAGACTGCATCATTCCGCTCTTGCTTTGGTTGTACCAAGCCGTCGCCGCGCTCATTGCGTCAGGACTGGGCTGTGGCGCCGGAGGAGGTGTTGTATTGTCTATTGCCGGAAGTGGAGGCTCCACAGGAAGAGGCACTGTGCCTTCTCCACCGGCGACGCGCGCGGCGCCTTGCAGTCCGGCGTTTAGCATCGGCGCATTCTCCCGAATCCCAGCATTCCGACCAAAGTTATAACTTTGTGACATGGTCGGAAACAGACCGCCGCCGAAAAGCGTGCGTCCAAAGTTTGCCTGCTCGCGCTCGTCCATTTGCTTGTAGTTGGCAAGCAGCTCGCCCTTGGTGTCGCCGATGGCGGGACCGGCAAACTTCAGAAGTTCGCCGTAGATTTTGGCGTCGTTCTTCATCTGTTTGTTTTCGGCGTAAGCTCCAGCAAGTTGCCCAAGCCCCTGCATAATCTGCTGCTGATTAAACTGACTCTGCTGCTGTTGTTGCCGCTGCATATCCATGATGTCGAACGGCGCTTGAAATGTGACCATAGTATTGTCTCCTGTTTGTTGTTAAGTGTTAGCCCAATGATGAACTGGCAAACCCAAGAACGGCGCCACCGGCTGCGCCATACGGCCCTAGCGGAGCGCCTGCGGCAGCGCCAGATGCGGCACCCCCAAGTGCGTTGCCAAGATTGAATCCGCTCTGCTGGTTCCCATAGTTGGCATATTTTTGCCAATTCGTGGCATTGTAAGCATTCCAAGTGTTCGCTTGGTCGATCTGCCCCGCCGTCTGCGCAAGGCTGGTCGCCGGTCCCACGGCTTGCGTTCCGGTAGGCTGGCCCTGCGAGTAGAGTGAGAGCATCATGTTGTAGGGGTTGGCCGCGCTGGCGAGCTGGCTGCGCTGAAGCACCGCGCCAAGGCCCTGCTGGTTAAGCTGCTGCTGCGTATTGAAGGCATCGCCAAGCATTCCAATGTTCGCTTGGTTTCCAAGGCGGCGAGCCTCTTCGTTAGCCTGCATCGCCATGAGCGAACGGTTGGCGTTGTTGTTTTGGCGCAACACATCCGCGTCCTGCACCTTTCCGGCGAAATCAAGGTCTTGGAACATGCGCTGACGCGAATAGCGGTCACGATTAAGAAGTTCCGCTGCCGCGCTTCCCGAAGATGTCCCGAGTCCTCTGGCGGCAAACGCCTGTCTGGCCGACTGGGCAGCCTCGCGTGCGGCTTCCGGCGACAGCCTTCCATCGCTTTGCGCCATGGTAGCGGCACGGTCATAGAGCGACTGGCCAACGCTACCGCGCTCTACGTCACGGCCGGTTATTTGTCCTGCTTGGAAGCCTTGTCCAAGCGCATTCATCAACCTTTCGCCTGCTGGCCCAAGCTGTCCCATGCGGTCGAGGTATGGCGATGCTGCGTCGAGCGCCTGTTTTGCCTCGGGAAAGCGCTCCTGCATGATGTCGGCGCCGGTGCGCTTGCCTTCGGTGAATGACGTGCGGTAGTCGGTGACAAACTTGTTCTGAGCGTCGATCTTTCCAGTGATGCCGGTGAGTTGCCTTTCGTTGGCTGTTACACGCTTTTGAATGGCGGCGATTTGCTTGGGAGTTAGAGGCTTGCCGTTTGCTCCAACCTTTGACTCCAGCAACGCACGGTCTGTGGCCAGCGATGACTGCAAGCGGACCTGCGAATCAAGATCCTTGGAGCTTGGGCCATACTTAGATGAGGCGCTGCCGAGAGCCTTGGACTCAGCATCACTCAGGCCAACGATTCCGCCGCTTTCCAGCAAGTTGAGCAACCCGCCAAATTGCATGTCCTGCCCCAAGACATTGCCCTGTGCGATTGTTCGGGCCAATGTGTTTGTCCCGCTTTTCGCGTCCTTGATAAGCTGCGCGCCAACTGGGTTGGTGCTTGGCACTTTTTGTTTATCCCTTCGTTGGGCCATAATTATTCCTCCTCTTTCTGTTTCTGGATTTCTGTTACATCCACCTTCGCCATAAACTCATTGAGCTGCCCCACAGCAAACTCCAACAGCAACCGGCTGCCCGATGCGCGGGCGGCGGCGTAGGCTTCGATCAAGTCGGCGAGTTGGGGTTTCATGTTAGTGCAAATCGACCCAGCTTCCGTTGTAGACGCGCAGCTTGTTGGTGCTGCTGTTGTAGTAGACATCGCCGGTTTCGGCGCCTGCGGGGTCGGCTGAGAGCGGGACGAATCGGACTTGGCCATTTGGCTTGACGGCAAGGCGAACCGAATTGTTAGCACCAAAGTTTAAGCGGCCATTCTGCTGGTTGACAAAGTCTATGCCCGTTCCGTCTCCATAAATGTAGGCAGAGCGATACGATTCAACGGTGCCGGTTCGTCCGAGATTGACCAGAAAGTTTGCGGATGCGCTTACGCCAACGCGAAAATCTCCAACGAGATCCAGCTTGTAACCCGGCGTCGTCCCAATCCCGACATTCCCGCTGGCGTCGATACGCATGCGTTCGGTAAGTGAGGCATTGAAAACATCCGTTCCGGAGGTGCTAAATATAATGTTTCCTTGGTACCCGTTTGCGCCAGACCCAAACATTCCGATGGACGCCATACCGTTGGTGCTTCCGGTGTCTCCTCGGTTTATTCCATAAACGGTCGTTCTATCGTTGTTCGTGGACAGCCGAAGGGTTCCTGCACGGACATCAAGTTTTGCGCCCGCGTCCGTTACGCCAATACCAATATTCCCATCATTCGAAATCCGCATCCGCTCTGCATTATTCGTCCCAAACGACAGCGCAAAGTTGCCGGTGTTGGTGATTGAACGGTTGGCCGTGCTGACGGTGATGTCTTGGGCGCCGAAGGCGGGCGCGACCTTTGTTCCGGCAATCGCCGCAGTTGCGCTGACATCGGCGTTGACGATCTCGCTGACGGTGCGGGCGGAATTCAACTTAGTCGGGGTCACGGTATCCCCAGAGGTGAAGGTGTAATTATAGGAGGCCATAGGAATTATGCTGCTGATCGGGTTTCGGTCGGAGGCAAGGACTTGGGCGATGCCTCGATGGATGCCGAGCGGATCTCCGGTCGGCCGTTTGATGTTTCGTAAATGACTTCTGCGGCGTGCGCTTTGTAGCGCACCGGACTCTTCATGTTGTAGTCCTCGCTGCTTGCGTTGCTGTTTGTCAGCGTGCCCACTGTTGTCTCAGTGTCAGGGTTGATGGTGCTGATCTTGGTTGTGACGCTGGCGCCTGCGGGAATGACGACATCGGCGATGGTGCGGAGAAATCGCTTGCTGTGCATGTCGCCGAAATCGTAGCGGCGGGTCTTGATGCTTCCGGTGATGGGGCTGGTGCCAGCGTTGACTGCGTTGTCGTCCAGTGCTGTGTCCTCTTGCTCTAGCAGGTAGAGGTTGCCGGAGCGCGGGACCGAGAAGACGCGGCGCTGGTTGTCGTAGGTGCCGACGAGGATCTGGTTGACCGATGCACTGCTCGGATAGATGTCGCGGTATTCCCAAGTGTCCGTTAAGGCGTTCCAAGCAACCACCAACTGATTGCCGTCGAGCGGGTCGGCGCTGGTCGGGAGCGCAACCAGATAGCGGTTGCTGTGCCAGATGCCGAAGGCGCTGCGCTCTACGCGGGACTGAACCACTTGGCTAAACAAGTCGGCGATGGGTTCGGAGAGCGGCTTGGTGTCGCCGCGAAGTTTTAGATCGAGGCGGCTGTCGAGTCGGTAGATACCGGCGTCAGACAGGAAGAAAACAAACGAGCCTGCGGTGACGATGGTGTTGCGGGCACTGCAACCGATCTCGTTGGTGAGGAGCGTGAGCTGTGACACCGGAGTGTCTACGCTGAAGTCGCTGCCATCTGTGGACGACACTTGGCCGAGGGTGGCGAGCCAGATGGACTTGCGGCAGAAGACGAGGGCTTGGCCCTCGATCCATGGATGCACTGCAACAATGCGGTCGTCGCCGCCCGCTCCTGCGCGGAAGCTGTTCCAAAATGGGTCGTATAAGTCGGAGTCCAAAACGTCGCTGATTCCCACCGTGTCGCGGGTCTTGGCGATCCATAGCCGATTGTTATGGTAACTCGCCCAGCCGACACTCGGCATGCGGGTGTAGGTGACGCCTTCGCTTGGCACACCTGCGGTGGCGCGGACGAAGTTTCCAGCGCCGCCGTCCCAATAGATCGGCGCTTTGACGCGGCGAACCTTGATGCCTGCGGCAGCGTGGGTTGCAGTGCCGCTTGGAACGGTGATGGTAAAAGAGTCAGTGGCGATGCCTGTGATGTCGTATTCGTGGCCGTCGAACGCGGGCGTTGTGCTGCCTTCAATGCGGACGCGGGCACCTTCGGGGTAGCCGTGGGCGGTGACGTTAATGGTGGCCGTGGTGGTGCTGACCGTGATGCCTGACGCGGTCGTGAGCTTTTGCTCCCAGCCGCTGACGCTGCGGTCGGCTTCGCGGAGGATGTAGAGGCGGTCGAACGCTTGGACGACGCTGACGGTGTCCGTGCCTTCAATGCGCTCTTGCGGCGTGTTCGGGTAGTTTTTGACCACCGGCGACTGGCCTTGGCGGTAGAGCGTGGCGCTGTCTGATCCGGCGAGCACGATAAATTCGTTGGCGTTGTCGTAGTTCTGGCTGGCGAAGACGCCAGCGGCATAAAGCCCGCCCTCGTAGGAGTCGCGCACTTCGGGGCCGTTGTTGGCGATGATCGTGCCGGTGGCCGGTGTCGCGGGGCTGCCACTGACGGTGTAGGTGAAAGTATTGGCGTCCGTAACGGTGACGATGAAGTCGCCGTTGTAGTCGGTCTCGGCGGCGCCGCGAATGTTCACTTGGTCGCCGGTCGTGAATCCGTGCGCGGTCGCGGTGACGGTGGCCGTGGTCGAGGCGCGGGTGATCGAGGTGACGGCCTTGTCGGTGCCGAGGGTGAAGTCGAGCGTCAGCGGGGCGCCGGTTGTCCCGATGGTGTCGGTGAGGCGCTTTGATCCTTTGCGGGTCTGGGCAACGCCCCTGTCCAAGCGCATGTTCACGCTGTCTTGCAGCATGCCTGCCGGAAGGGTCAGCGGGTTCAAACGAGAAGCGAAGCCGAGGAAACCGGCGTCACCGTCGCGTTGGACTGGAGATTCTAATGCCATTAGTTGAGCGCTGCCTTGAGTCTGCTTTTGAACCGCGCCGCGTCGGCGGGCGAGATGTCGTTCTTTCGATTGGGGGCGATTTGCTGGTGAGTCACGATGCGGGACATCGGGATGTGCCACTTCTTCATTCGCGGGATGATGTATTGGATGGCGCTGTCCATCGCCGCTTCGCCTAGCGGGTCGCCATAAGTGTCGCCGTTCCATGCCACGCCGAGGCTGTAGCTGTTGCAGTCCGGCACGCCTTGCCATGAGCTGAGACCCGCATGCCAGCAGCGGGCGTTGTCGTCGGCGAGGACGGTGCGGTTGCCGTTGCGGGCGATGATGACGTGGTAGGACACTTTGCTCTCAGGGTTCATGCACCAAGAGACGGAGCCGTTGTAGCTACCGCTGGTATGGTGCAGGACGATCATGGTCGGGGTGATAGGTCTGCCGCTTTTGTTCGGGGTGTTGAGACGGCGTTCGTCGTAGGCTTTGCTCGCGGCGGGTGTGGAGGTTGTTGTGGATTCTAATGGCAAGCTCGGCGAGGCTGGCGCTGGGCCAGTCGCGGACTTTTTGCCAAACAGATTCTTGATCCACTTCCACATGGTTACTTCGCGTGGCCTTTGGGCGGCGGGTTGACGGTGACCGTGGCCTGCTGCCGCACAAAGTCATAGCCGACCGTCACGCAGCCAGCCGCAGCGACAGCCCAGCTCGCGGCGAGGATCGCAACTGCAACTAGTTTTGTGGCGCGGACGCTCATGGATTCAGAGTCGGGCGTTGTTGTCTTTGGCGACGATCAAGCCCCAACCGGCGAGCAGGCTCGCGGCGATGAGGCCGAGGTCGGGGATGCTGCCGTTGGCGAGGAACTCGCGGCCAGCGGTCGAGAGCGAGGCGATGATTGTGAGGATGCCGAGGAGGGTTGTTTTGTAGTTACGCATATTATTTTTGCTTCTGTTTCTTTCTCAGGTCGTGAAGGACCGAAATTAAGGTGACGATGCCGACCGCGAGGCCGACACATAGACCGGCGACTCGCAGGGTTGTTTCTAGGTGAGGGAGCATTGAGAAGACGCTTGAGCCGATGCTAGTAACCGTTCCAAGCACGCCCTTCTCGGTGGTGCTCATGTTGTGATGAAAATACTGCAAGCTCATCGCGCGGCTCCTCAATGGGTTTACTTGCGGTAAGCGATCACCGTGCCGCTGTGCAGCTTGATGGCACTGAAGAAGCCGTCGAGGGTCGTGCCCGCCTTGATGAGCGCGGCGCTGGCCTCGGTGGCGTTCGCGGCGCCGGTCAGGTTGCCGGTCAGCGTGTGGAACTTGGTGTCGGTCATCACGTCGATGGAGACGATGTCAGCGGTGACGGTGTTGGTGTCGCCGATGAATTGGCTGCCGGACGTGCGGTTG